CTCTATCTCGGGGCCAGGATCGTCGATGACGAAGCGTGGAAGAAGGTTCTCGCGGAGGTCTATAAAGGTTTTTCAATCGGCGGCAACGTGACCGAGCGCGACGGAAGCACGGTAACCGGCCTTGAGCTGATCGAGATTTCCCTTGTCGATCGGCCGGCAAATCCGGATTGCCGGATCGAGGTGATCAAGGCCGCGCATGCGGACGGGACCGCCGAGGCGGAGGCGCCGGCCGAGGAGGCGGACTTTGCCGATCCGGGGTACCTTCCGGATGGGCGCAAGCGCTATCCGATCGATACGGAAGACCATATCCGCGCGGCCTGGAGCTATATCCATCGGCAGCGGGATGCGGCCGAATATACGGCCGAAGAGCTCGCTGCAATCGAGCAGCGGATCATTGCGGCATGGCGGCTTGTGATCGACCCGGCGGGGCCGAGGGCGGCCGGCACGATTTCACCAGGAGTGACGAGGATGGCGGAAGGCGATGTGGGCAAGCGCGCGCCGGCTGGCGCGCATGCGGGACATCTGAAGAAGGCGGTGCGGCATCTCGGCGAGGCGCACAAAAGCCTGAGCGCCGGCTTGACGTGCATGGCGAGCGCGGAACGTGCGCTCGGCCAGGATGAGGCAGAGGACGGAATGAATGCGTCGGCGCAGCTGGCGCGCGCGAGGCAGCTTTTGGAGCGGGCGCAGGAGCAGCATGTGCTTGCGCACCATCACATGGCTGCGGCGCTTGGGGCGGCCTCGGCCGGGCATGTGGGCGAGCGCGGAGAGGAACCGGGCGATGAGGAAACCGGGATCTATGAACCTGGAGGCGGGCTAATGCCGTTCGGGCTCGACCACATGACCGGGGGGAACGTGCCGGACTATGAAGCGGACAGGCCCTATCCGGGGAAGGCCGCGCGAGGCGTGCTGACGAAGCGTGAGGCGGAAGCGCTGGCCGAGGCTGCTTATCTGCGCGGAAAGGTCGAGGCGCTCGAGAAAATGCCGGCTTCTCCGCGCGCGAAACTCTTCGCCGTGCCGCGCGGCGCGTTCGGGGTCAGCGAGGCCGACGAGACGAGCACCATGGAGAAGCTGCTCAAGGGCGTCAATCTCGATGCGGTGGAGCCGGCGCAACGTCAGGCCGCCGGTGCCCGGCTGATCGGCAACATGATCGCCAATGCGGGGATTTTTGCGCGGCCGGTGATTGGCGATCCAAGCTTTCGTGGCGGCGCGGGTGCCGGACGTTCGGGCCGATAAGGAGACATGAGAATGCTGAACAATGAGATCATCTCGGCCCTGCTCGCCGACGACGGCTTCATCAAGGGTCTCGGCGGCAGGCTTGGGACCATCGCCAAGGCCGACACGATTGCCCAAGGCACGGGGTTGCTCTGGTTCGACCTGCGGCCGGTGGTGCAGCTTCTCTATCCGTTCCAGGAATTGATTCCTGAGATCAGCCGGCTTCCGCGCGTTTCGGCCGATGGCGGCAATGCCTTTCACTGGAAGCGCATCACCGCGATCAATCCGGGGGCGATCGCGCTTGGCGTGAGCGAAGGCAATCGCGGTGGGCGGATCGCGATTACCGAGGAGGATCAGCAAGCGAGCTACAAGACGCTCGGGCTCGAAAGCTCGGTCACGTTCGAGGCGCGGCTGGGCGCGGAGAATTTGACGCCGGACGCGCTCGGGGTTGCGGTGCAATCGACGCTGCGCAGCGTGATGATCGGCGAGGAGCAGGCGCTGATCCTGGGCAATGCGAGCACGCCACTCGGCACCACGCCGACGCCGACGCTCGCGGCTGGGGGAACCACCGGGAGCTGGGCGGCCGGCACTGCCTTCGTGGCGTGCGTGGCACTCTCGGGCTATGGCTGGCTCAATACCACATCCTGGAACAGCGCCACCGCGACGGGGGGCGTGCCGGGCCAGATCACCAAGACCAATGCCGATGGCTCGGTCGATAGTTTCGGTAGCGGATCGGCAAGGCCGAGCGCAGCGGCGAGCGTGACGGTGAGCGCCAACCAGGTGGTGACGGCGACGGTTGCGCCGGTGCCGGGAGCGGCGGCCTATGCCTGGTTTGCCGGGACGGCCAGCACCTCTCTCTTTTTCCGCGGCATCAGCACCTCGAACCAGGCGGTGATTGGCGGGCCCGGTGCGGGCACGAACCAGCCCCTGACATCGCTTCAGACGAACGGGGTCTTCCAGGACAACTCGACGAATCTTTTGCTGCCGGACGGCGTGCTCTCACAGATTTTCGGCAGCGTGTTCGGCGCCGCGCCGGGCACGGCGATGGCAACCAACCCGAATCTGCCGAGCAATGTTTCGCTGAGCGGCGGCGGTTCCCTGATCTACACGGCGCCGGCGGGCAATGGCGGACTGACCATTTCAGGAACGAACATCGCCGAGTTCGATGCCGTGCTGCGCGCGGCCTATGACCAATACAAGCTCGGGTTCGACCGTATTCTGATGTCCGCGACCGATATTCAGAACTTCATGGGGACGATGCTAGGGCAGAATGCAGCGGCGGCGTTCCGTATTCTCTTCGATGCGGATGCCGAGACCGGACGGATCGTCGCCGGGCGGCGGGTGACCAGCTATCTCAACAAATGGTTTGGCAATACACTCGATATCGAAGTGCATCCGTTCCTGCCGCCGGGGACGATTCTGTTCTGGTCCGATCGCACACCGTATGAACTGGCAGGCGTGCCAAACCTGCTCGAGGCGCATGTGCGGCAGGATTATTACCAGATCCAGTGGCCGTTCCAGAGCCGGCGCTACGAATACGGCGTTTATTGCGACGAGGTGTTCGCCTGCTATTTCACGCCGGCCTTCGCGGCGATCACCAACCTCAATGCGCCTTCCGGTATTGTGAGCCTCTGAGCCATGCGGGTGCGAGTGCCGGAGGGGGTGACAGCGGTCTCGGCCCGGCAGCAGGAATTCACCCCGGATCGGTTCGGAATCATTACCGTTCCGGACGATCTCGGGGTGTATCTGCTCGGGCTCCGCGCCGGGTTTGCGGTGGCGGGAGAGCGATCGCCATCGGCGGGAGCGGCGATGCTCTCGGCGGCGGGGAAGCCGACGGCCGCCGGTCTCGGGCCTTCTCCGCCCGGGCGCGAGGGGGAGGCGGGAAAAGCGCGGAAAGCCGGCGATGCGGAGCGATTTCGGCCCCCGGCTTCCGGCCAGGGGAAAGCGTGATGGCAGATCCGCGCGATCTCACGAACCTTAGTGCGGTCAAGGCCTTCATTAGCCCGCCGCTGGCGGGAACGAGCGCTTCGGATGCGGTGCTTGCAATGCTGATTTCCGGCGTGAGCCGGTCGATCGAGGCTTATCTCGGGCGTGAACTGATGGCGCAAAGCCGGACGGAGATGCGCAACGGCACCGGGCAGACGAGCCTGGTGCTCAGGCATTTCCCGCTGATCGGGGTGGCGAGCGTTGTTATCGATACGAGGCGGATCCCGGCGGCCGGGGTTCCGCCGACGCAAAGCCGGGACGGCTACACGTTCGACGACCGTTTCCTTTATCTCTCACCGGGAATTGTCGGGTTTCCGCAGCGATTCGTGCGCGGGGCGCAGAATGTGCAGGTGGTCTATTCGGCGGGCTTCGTTACGCCGGGAATGATTGCCGTGGCAGGGCTGCCGGCATGGGCGCCGAGCACGGAATTCGCGGAGAACGCGGAAGTGGCGGCGAACGGCCTCGTCTTCACGACGAGCGCCGGCGGGACGAGTGGTGTGGGCGAGCCTGCCTGGCCGGCGCAGCTTGGGGCGAGCGTGGCGGATGGAAGCGTGACGTGGCAAGCGACGGCCATGGCGGTGGGGTTGTTTCCGGGCGCGCCATTGCTGCCGCAAGGAATTGCGGTGGCGTGCATGCAGCAGGTGGCTCTGACGTTCAAACAGCGCACGCGGGTGGGCGACAGCGGGACAGGCGAAGGCCCGCAGCGCGTGAGCTACATGAACCAGGCGCTGCACCCGACGACGCTTGCGATGCTCGAACCCTACCGGGATTGGGCGTTTCCGGGGGATGTGTTCTGATGGCGCTTGGACGTGAACCCATCTACGCGGCGCTGTTTTCGCAAATCGGCGCGCTCTTGCTGGCACCGGCAGGCCCGTTCAACTATGCGGGGCGGCGGCCGGTTTCGATGAGCGCGCTTGCTGTCGAGCAATATCCGGCCTTCATCCTGGTGGAGAAAGGCGAGGAGTACGGCAGGGGCCGGCTCTTCGCGCCGGCCAAGGTGACGCTGCGTGCCGATCTCTTCATCTATTCGCTGCAGGGCGAAGTGCCGGACGAGAGCGATGTGAGCATGCTGAATGGGCTTGCCGATGCGGTGGAAGATGCCGTGCAGGCGGCATGCGGGCCAACCGCGCAGAACACGCTGGGCGGACTGGTGGCCGAGGCATGGATTCTCGGGCGGCAGGTGGTGACGCCGGGTTCCTACGCGCAGCGGCAGTCGGAGCAGGTAATGGCCCTCGCGATAACGCTGCCGCACTCCCGATGAGCTTTGGATCGTTGCCGGTCTGGCTCGATCCGACTTCGTGGGCCGGGCGAAAAATTTCGCCGCCCGTGAGCGAGGATATTGGGACCATTCAGAGCGCGATCGCGGCGCAACTCACGGAGTTTTTCTCCGACGCCGGGATCGCAATTCCGGTCCATGTCTTCCCGGATTTCGATCTGGACACTTGGTGGGGCAGCAATGCGATTGCCTTCGTCCTGATCTCCTATCACGGCAGCAGGTTCGGCGCGCCGATGAGCACCGATGCGATGGTGCAGGAGCGTGTCGTCAGCTTCGATGTGCATGTTGAGGCTCGGCAGACAGCGTGGGCGTTGACGGGGCCCGGGAGCGTCTATGCGCTGATCGATGCGGTAGAGGCCGCGTTGGGCGGGTTCCGTGCTCCGGGATGCCGCAACGCCTATTTCGTGGAAGAGCGGTTTGGCGAGCGCGACCCCACCGGTCACGTTTGGCTCTATGACATGCGGCTCGAAGTGCCGACGCTCAAGCTCAAGCAGGAGCCGCAACTTGCGCTCGCCAATCTCGTGAAGGCGCAGGCCTATGTCGCGGCAAGCGCGAGCGCGCGGGGACGGGCGATGCAGAGTGGAACGTTCACGTTCGCGAGTGGGACGCTGACGCTGCCCGGTCCGACGCCGATCGTGGTGGGCGCGATCACGTCCGCGGATGGAAGGAGGATTTTCCAGGAGTTCGCGGACTGGACCGCGGACGGGACGACGGGCGTTGTGACGGCAGTTGCGACGGGAGCCATCGCGCAGAACGCGACGGTGCAGATCGCCTTTGCCGCCGCCGACACGGTGACGGCGGTTTCGACCGGCGGAAGTTCGCCGACCAATCCAGCAAACTGAGCGGCCGAGAGGCCAAGGGAACGGCCGGCGGCAACGCCGGACGATGAGAACGCATGCCCGCAAACTTCCTGCATGGGATCGAGGTTACCGAGGTATCGACCGGCCCGGTGCCGGTTTCGGTGGTGAACTCTGCCGTCATCGGCTTGATCGGCACCGCGCCGCAATGGCTTGTGGCCGCCAATGCGGCCGTGCTGCCGCCGGGGCCGAATACGCCCGTTCTGGTGGGATCGAGCCGGGCCGCGTCGCAGTTCGGGCCGCTCACGCGCGGCTACACGATCCCCTATGCGCTCTCGGCGATCCAGACGCAGGGCGGCGGCTCCATCATCGTGGTCAACGTCTTCAATCCGGCGGTCCACCAGACCACGAAGGCGCCCGCAGTGTTCAATCTGCCGGCCACCGGAACACAGGTGGTCAATCTCGGGCAGATGGGCCTTGTCGGCCCCGGCCTGCCGAACAGCGGCGCGCTCGAGACGACCGTGACGGTTGCTCCGGCCAATGCCCCGCCCAATTGGACCGCGAGCACTCAGGAGACCGTGGGCAACCTGATCAAGCCCACCGCCGAGAATGCCGGCGGCTTCATCTTCAAGGCCACAACGGCGGGCGAGACGGGCACGGCCGAGCCGGCGACGTGGAATCAGACGGTCGGCGGGACGACCACCGATGGCACCGTGACGTGGACCAATGTTGGCGTCAACGGCTACGTCGAGAACACGGACTACACCGTCGATTACGTGAACGGCTTCGTGTTCGCGAAGGCGGGGGGCGCGATTGCGAACGGCGCGAGCCTCTCCATCGGCTATTCGTTCGCCGACCCTTCGAAGGTGCAGGATGCCGATATCATCGGCGCCGTCAACAACGGGGTTTTCACAGGGCTACAGGCCCTGCAAACCACGTTTCAGACCATGGGCATCTTCGCGAAGCTGCTCATCGCTCCGGGCTTCTCGCAGGACGAAGAGACCGCCTCGGCACTCACCACGCTTGCGGGGCAGATCCGGGCCGTGGCGCTGATCGACGCGGCGCCGAACACCTCGGTTGCGGCGGCGATTGCCAATCGCGGCACCGAGGGGAATGCCTTCGACACGTCGAGCGGCCGTGTTGTCCTGTGCTTTCCGCAGGAGATGTTTTTCGACACGGGCATCGCGCCGACCGGGAACACGATCAACAACCAGGGGATCGCGGTCAACACGCCCTTCAACGCGAACGCCGA